GTATATTTGGTAAAGATAAAACTAAAGAAGAGTTACCAAAAGAAGAAGAAGATTACATTAAGGAGTTAGAAAAAAAGATATGAGTTTATTTGACAAACGAACTTACTACAAGCCATTTGATTATGGGTGGGCTTTTGAAGCTTACGACATGCAACAAAAAATGCACTGGCTTCCAAGCGAAGTACCATTACACGAGGATGTGAGAGACTGGAATGAAAGATTAACAGTAGAAGAAAAAAACTTAATAGGACAAATATTAAAGTTCTTTACTCAAGGTGATGTGGATATAGCACAAGCTTATTTAGATAAATACATACCTAAATTTAAAGCACCGGAAGTTAGAATGATGTTGTCTTCTATAGCAACAAGTGAAGCTAATCATGCACATAGTTATTCATTATTAAATGATACTATTGGTTTGCCTGATAAAGAATACAAAGCATTTCAAGAATACAAAGAGATGGCTGATAAACATGAATACTTGTTTACATCTAAAGGTAAAGGACTAGAAGGTATGGCTAGAGAGATAGCTTGTTTCTCTGCATTTGGTGAAGGCTTACAGTTGTTTGCATCATTTGTTATGCTTCTTAATTTTCAAAGATATGGACGTATGAAGGGAATGTGTCAGATTGTAACTTGGTCTATTAGAGATGAGACACACCATGTTGAAAGCATGATTAAATTGTTTCATCAATTAATAAAAGAAAACCCAAATATTTGGACAGAAAAATTTAAAGCAAGTATCTATCAAACATGTAGAGATATGGTAGACTTAGAAGATAAGTTTATTGATTTGGCTTTTGCTATGGGTGGTATCAGAGGATTAAAAGCAGAAGAAGTTAAACAATATATTAGATACATTGCTGACAGAAGACTGTTACAATTGTCTTTAAAACCTAATTATGGTGTAAAAGATAACCCATTAGGTTGGTTAGACTGGGTGTTAAATGGTGTAGAACACGCTAATTTCTTTGAAAATAGAGCTACAGAATATAACAAAGGAACTATAACAGGAAACTTGTGGGACTAAAGTGCCCTTTTTAGAAGAAAACAATATGATTGACCAAGAAGATTTAGTTTTACCTGCAACAGTAGACGAGTTAGTTAAACTTTTAAACAAAGTTTATCCTGAAAAGTCTGCTGTTTTAACAGATAATCCTAATAAAATATACTTTGAAGCAGGTCAACGTGATGTTGTCAAGTTTATTAACATGTTAAAAGAGAGGACAGAGAAGTAATTATGTGTTTATCAAAGCCTAAAGCACCTCAAATTGTGCAAGCTCCTGCACCTATTCCACCTTCAGCGCCTATTGAAGAAGATAAAGCGCCTAAAGTAGAAACAGCAGTAGATATGGACAAAGATTTAGATTTGAAGAAAAAGAAAAAAGTTGGAACTACAGCTTTACAAACATCTTCTGGTCTAAACATACCCACTACATCCGGTTTAAATATAACTTAATATTATGCATTATAATAATATGTTACAACAAAGCGCTAAAGAGCGATACGAAACATTAAGACAACACAGAGAACACTTTTTAGATAGAGGACAAGAGTGTAGTGAATTAACTATACCTTCACTTTTACCACCAGATGGCTTTCATTCTTCTACAGATTTATATAATCCATTTCAATCAGTTGGCGCAAGAGGCGTTAACAACTTAGCAAGTAAACTTCTTTTACTTTTGCTTCCACCCAATTCCCCATTTTTTAGATTATCAGTATCAGGTAACGCTAAAAGAGATTTAGACCAACAAAAAGAAATTAAGTCTGAAGTAGAAAAATCTTTAGCAACTATTGAAAGAGAAGTCTCAAGTAAAATAGAACAACTTGCATTAAGAGTTAGTGTGTTTGAAGCATTAAAACATTTAATTGTAGCAGGTAATGTCTTAACTTACTTACCTAAAAAAGGAACTATGAGAGTATTTCCTTTAACAAATTTTGTATGTAAAAGAGATGCTTCAGGTAACATTGTAGAAATAGTTATTGAAGAAACTATTCATCCAACATATTTAGATGGTGACACATTAGAAAGAATTTCACAGTTTGAAGATTATAAACCAGATGAAGAGTGTGAACTTTACACACACATTTACAAATTAAACGATAAAGAATTTTACACTTGTCAAGAAGTAAAAGGTGTTAAGATTGAAAGCTCACAAGGTACATATCCTATAGACAGTCTACCATACCAAGCATTAAGAATGGTAAGAGTAGATAATGAAGATTATGGTCGTGGTTATGTAGAAGAGTTTTTAGGTGATTTAAAATCATTAGAAGGATTATCTCAATCACTTGTAGAAAGTGCAGCTGCATCTTCTAAAGTAGTATTTATGGTAAGACCTAATTCTGTTACTAGAAAAAAAGATTTAGCTAATACTAGAAACGGTGACATAATTACTGGTAGTGGTGATGATGTAGCAGTATTGCAAGCACAAAAACAATATGACTTACAAGTCGTAGAGAGAAGTATTGCTAAGTTAGAAGAAAGATTATCGTATGCTTTCTTATTAAACACAGCTATACAAAGAGATGCTGAAAGAGTAACAGCACAAGAAATTAGATACATGGCTCAACAATTAGAAACTGCTATGGGTGGTATATATTCATTACTATCACAAGAGTTTCAATTACCTTTGGTGACCATATTAATGAAACGTATGTCTCAAGCAAATGAGATACCTTCATTACCTAAAAATTCTGTTAAGCCTACAATTATTACAGGTGTAGAAGCTTTAGGTAGAGGAAATGATTTACAAAAATTAAGAGAATTTGTTGCTGAGATTGCAAACTTAGCACAAGTAAATCCTGCTGTAGTACAAAGTTTAAATGCTCAGGATTTAATTAAACGTATTGCTACTGGTTTAGGTATTGATACGGAAGGTCTTGTTAAGTCTGATGAAGAACTTGCACAAGAACAATCAGCTCAAGAAGATGCTATGCAAAATCAACAGATGATGCAAATGGCAGAAAAGGCTATAGCACCCGCAGTACAAGGTGCTATGAAACAATCACAAGAAGGATAATTAGATGGTAGATAAAGTAGAAATACAGGAAGAAGAAACTGGTATTGAACAACCAGTAGAACAAACAAACGAGACACAGTCGGCACAAAGTAAACCTGAAGGCTTGCCTGAAAAATTCAACAGTGTTGAAGATTTAGCAAAGTCATATGCAGAGTTAGAAAAGAAACTTGGTGGACAATCTCAAGAAACAAAAGACGAAGTAGACCCAGTTGCTAAAGCAACACCTAAGTCTGATAATAATTTAGAAATAGCTGAGAAAGCTGTTACTGATGCAGGTTTAGATATGTCTTCTTTACAAGCAGAGTATGCTGAAAAAGGTGAGTTAGATACAAAGTCTTATGAAGCTTTAGAAAAAGCAGGCATATCAAAAGAATATGTGGATAGTTACATTGCAGGTCAAGAAGCTATTGCTAAAACACAAGCAGATGAAATTAAATCTACTGTTGGTGGTGATGACACATATCAGGAGATGGTTGACTGGGCTTCTAAAAATATGACTGAAGGTGAGAAAACTGCTTACAACAAAGCTGTAAACAGTGGTGACATGGACACAGTTAAACTAGCTGTCAATGCACTTAAAGGTCAATTTGAAAGAGCTAATGGTGTTGAGCCTAAACTTGTAGAAGGTAAAGCACAACCAAGTCAAGAACAAGGTTTCTTGTCATGGGCTCAAGTAACAGAGGCTATGGCTGACCCTAGATATGCTAAAGATATGGCATATCAAAACGAAGTTAAAAATAAATTAGCTAACAGTAACTTATAATATGTGGTTAATAGCATTAAAAAAGCTGTATGACGCAGAGGTTGCGGAGAGTACAGCAGTTATTGATACATTTTTAAAAAATTCTGTTGGTGTTGCAGACCATGATAATTTTATGAAAACTATAAAATCACAGTTTGATAAATTAGTACATGCAAAACATGCCATATCAGAAATTGATGAAATAACTAAAAACGTAACAAAAGGAAAAAACAATGTACGGAAAGAAAAAAGCTAAAGGTAAAAAAATGTTAAAAGGTGGACAGAAAAAACTACCTGCTGCATTACAGAAAAAAATTATGAAAGCTAAAAAGAAGTAATGGCTAAAAGAGGACTGTACGCCAACATCCATGCGAAGCGTAAACGTATCGCTGCGGGTTCTGGTGAAAAAATGCGTAAGGTAGGAACTAAAGGTGCACCTACTAAAAAACAATTTAAAAGAGCGGCAAAGACAGCTAAGAAAAAGTAATGCCGGCTAAAAAATATCAGTCACCTTCCGGCGGTTTAAATGCTGCCGGAAGAAAATATTTTAAAAGAAAAACTGGTGCTAATTTAAAAGCTCCAGTCACAGGAAAAGTTAAACGTGGTTCTAAAGCGGCTAAGCGTAGAGCTAGTTTCTGTGCTCGTATGTCCGGAGTAAAAGGTGCAATGAAAAAACCTAATGGTAAACCTACAAGAAAAGCTCTAGCATTACGTAAATGGAAGTGTAGATAGTTGTGCACCCTTTTTAGGGGGCAGCTTGCCAACACATATTTAATAAAGTGTAATAACTTGACCACCTGCGGGTGACAATCTTGAATGTGAAACTGAAACATATGTAGAGGCTTTTATAAATAAACGTCATAACAAAGGAGAACACTATGGCAAATGCAAGTCCAGTATCAGTTGGAAGAGTAAATGCAAGTGGTTCGGAAGACGCTCTGTTTCTGAAAGTTTTTGCGGGAGAAGTACTTACTTCTTTTGATAGAGCTTCAGTAACTCAAGGTGCAGAAATGGTTAGAAGTATTTCTAACGGTAAATCTGCAACTTTCCCAGTAATGGGTAGAGTGGATGCTTCGTACCATACAGCAGGTGCTGAAATAACTGGTTCAGATGTAAACCACAACGAGAAAGTTATTACAATTAATGACCTTCTTTTATCTTCAGTATTTTTATCAAATATTGAGGAAGCAAAAAACCATTGGGATGTAAGAAGCGCTTACTCTACAGAAATTGGTAGAGCGTTAGCTTTCCAAAAAGATAAGCATATCTTACAAACAATTGGTCAAGCAGCACAAGCTTCTGCAAACGTAGCCGACAGCGGTTATGCAGCAGGAACTGTACTTACAAACACAGGTATTGCTTCAGCTACTGCTTCAACAGCAGCGAACGCAATGATTGATAGTTTGTTTGATGCGGCTAAACAATTAGATGCAAACTACGTTCCAAAAGAAGGTAGAAAAGCATTTATCAAATTAGAAGAGTACTACAAATTAGCAAACGGTACTAACGTAACTAACGTTGACTTCTCAGGTCAAGGTTCAATTGCGGAAGGTAAAGTTGTTAAAGTAGCAGGTATTGAATTAGTACCTACTGCACACTTTGTAGCGTCTAACGTAACTGCGGCTCCGGATGCAGGTTCAGCAACTGCGGGTGGTTCAAACCCTCAAGCTGTTGACTTATCAAACTACGTATGTTTGGTATCTCATCCTTCTGCTGTAGGTACTGTAAAACTTATGGATTTAGCTGTTGAAAGCGAATATGATATAAGAAGACAAGGTACTCTAATGGTTGCTAAGTACGCTATGGGACACGGTGTCCTAAGAGGCGAGGCAGCTGTAGGAATTAAAGAAGCGTAATAGCTTAACTTTAATATTATTAGTGGCGGTAGAGGGAGACTGAAGCCGCCGCTATATTAACTAATAGGATATTATGACTACACAGATTACACCAACTACGGAACTACAAGCGATAAACATAATGTTGTCTGTTATCGGTGAGGCTCC